CGGTCCGGACGTCGTGCCCCTGGCCCCGTATCAGGCTCTCGTCCTGCTCGCGCACGTAATGCCACTTGCCCTCAGCGAGATAGGCGCTCACTGCTCCCGTAGGCTCGGCGTCGAGGCTCGCCTTGATTAGGCTCAGCGATGGCCTGCCAGCGAGCAATTTGTTGGTGTGATAGTCGAGCACATGCGCCGGCAGGTAGCTCAGCCCCGCTGGGAGTGCCGTTCCGTACGGAGGATCGTCGTCGTCGGCGGGATCGCCGTCGGGGTCGTATTCGGGACCGTCGTAGCCGTCGTCGTCGTCGCGCGTATTTGCGAATAGTGTGGTCATTTTCGTGTCTCCTTGCTCGAGTACTAATGCAGGCGACGTGCCAAGCGCCAAAACTAGGCTAAGTACGCGTAATCATTAGGAAGCACGTCGCGAGATCGCGAAAGAATTGCCGGCTACTTTCGAGATTAGGGCCGTCGAATAGCTTCGTAGTCTCACGAAAGCCTATAAATCAAGGCACTTTATGGTCTTGCGCTATTCTTGCGCGAACTCTGCGATCGATGCGCGAACTCTCCAAGCTCGTCCAATGTTGACACCATATGTCACGTATGGCAACGTATCGTCATTGTCCCCACAAGAGCTGCGAAATCTGGTTGCGACGATGCGCGCGCTTGGAGTGGTTCAGGCTGACGGCGTGATTCTGGGGCCAGAGCCGCGCACGGCTCCGGTGGCTGACCCTCCCAGCTCGGCAGGCGAGCGCGCTGAGTGGGATCGACAGCAACGGCGAGAAGCAGCACTGGACGCGCTCCGGTGGCGAGTCCCCGGCGCTACCGACGCGGAGCTCGAACGGTTGCTCTCACCGGAGATCCGAAATGCCTCTTAGCGAAAAAGATCGGGCTTGGTGGCATCGTCCAGATAGCTCGACGGAGGACGAGGATCCGAAGGCGCACGAAAAATTGCACAACGTGATTCACTCGCTAGAGCAGAATCAAGATCACAAATTGTCCATGCTTCTCTACGGAGCGATGTATTCCGGTGGAGTACCGCCTATTGGGGGAGGGATGGGCGTCGATTCCTACGTTCGGACGAGCCCGAACAATCTCGGCAACCTGTCGCTGAATTTGTCCCGAACCTGCGTTGATGCCGTGGTGTCTAGGATTTTTTCGAAATCCGAGCCCAAGTTGTCCTACGTCACCGAAGGCGGAGACTACGAGCGACAGGACAACGCGAAAAAACTCGAACAGGGTGTGGAGGGTGCATTTTACCTCGAAGACGCGAGCGACGTCTTTGTTCAGACCGGGCGTAACGGCGCTGTGTTTGGGACAGGGTTCACGCGAGTCGAGCCGAACTTCGATGAGCACAAAATTGATATCGTCAAATGGATGCCGTGGGAAGTCATCATTGACGATACCGAGACGCTGGTTGGCGAACCGAGATCCTGGTACACGGTCAGGTATTACGATAAAGGTCAACTGGCCTACAGATTTCGAGAAGAGCCTGAAAAGGCCGAAATGGTCGAGCGTCTCGATTCGCTATGGGACGAGGATGCGCAATTTGGGTATACGACTACGGCTGTCCGTCTCCGCGTGGAAGAGGCGTGGCATCGGCCTTCAGGTCGTGAGGCAACCGACGGGCGGCACGTCTTGGGGATCAAAAACGTCACGCTCATCGACGAACCGTGGGACGGCGGCCCACCGCGAAGGCCGTGGAAGTTTGCGACCTATCGGTGGTCGAAGCCTATCGTCGGATTCTATGGCCAGGGCCTCGTAGAGCTCGGTGCGGGTATTCAGGCCGAAATCAACAAACTGATGCGAGATATCCAGCTTGGTCTCAAGCTGATCAAGGGTCATTGGCTTGTCGAGGAGTCGTCCAAAGTCCGCACAGCTCATATTAACAACGATCTCACGACGATCCTCAAATACGCCGGAACCGCACCTGTCTATCAGGCACCAGGCTCGATCATACCCGGCGAAGAGTATACGCACCTTTGGAATCTCGTAGCGCAATACTACAAGTTGGCTGGGCTGAACGAGCAGACAACGGCCGCGCAAAAGCCTGCCGGATTGCAGTCTGGAGAAGCGCAACGAGTCTACGCTGACCAGCAAACCGAAGTGCTCCTCGAGAAAGGCAAAGCTTACGAGGAGTACGTCAAAGACGTTGGTCAGCTCGTAACGGACGCAGCAAAGGAACTATCCAAAAAAGGGTCGTACAATGTCCGCGCGTTCGACGATGACGGATTTGAGTCAATCGACTGGAAGACGTTGGATGACCCCGACGGGTACGAATTGCGCGTGCATCCGACCTCACTGCTCCCAGGCACGCCCAGCGCCAAGATCCAACTCGCGTACGATATGCAGCAAATTGGACAGCTAGATTCTGCTGACGTCATGGAAATCGTGGGAATGCCTGACATTTTGCAGAAGACGCGACAGAAATTGTCGTCTCGCAAACTCGTCGAGAAGGTCGTTGGCATAATGCTCCGCGGTGGTCAGTCGTATATCCCGACTACGTTTTTGAATACCGCCGAAGCCAGCGTAATCGCGACACAAATGTTGTGCGAGGCAGAAGAAAAAGGCGTCGACGACGAGCGACTTGAGGTCGTTCGCGCATTTATTCTGGCCTGCGACAAGATCACACAAACAAAGGCAGCCCCCGCCGCTCCCAACGTCGCGACGTCAGCGCCGATGCTCGCGCCAGGGCAGTCCGGCGCAGCCGCTGCCGCACCAGCGCCTGGCCCTATGCCAGCGCAAGGAGTCTGATTGATGCCACCGAGTGCGCCCACAGAAGCGACTGTACCAGCAGTCCAACCGATAGAAATACCTGCCGGCCCCCCTCCTCCGGTAGCGGCTGAAGGTGCGGCACAACCGGAGGAGAGCGCACCAAAGCAGAACGCGCGTCAGATTGCAAATGCGCTAGCGGAACGTCGACGGCACGCTGAGAGTGCGCGAGCCGCGAAGAGCGCCGCCGCCGAAGCGGCGAAGGAACGTGATGAGGCTCGCGCCGAAGCAGCTGCACACAAGGCAAAGATCGAAGAGTACGAAAAACGACTAGAGCGAGCGAAGAACGATCCACTCTCGCTCGCGGCGGAGCTAGGAGGAGATGTCGAGGCTGGTGTCAAGCGATTCGTTGCGGAGGGAACGCCGGAGGCGAAAATCGCAGCCCTCGAAGCCGCACTGAAGGAGCGCGATCGGCGGGACGCAGAGCGCGAGGCGCAAGCCGCAGAGCGCCAAAAACAAGCTGAGGAGCAGCGCGCGCGGCAAGCGTCGGAGCAAGAGGTGCAATCTTTCGCTGTACAGATCACCAGCCCACAGTTGGCGAAGACATTTCCCTACACGAACTTGATGTTCGATGGCCCCCGCGTGTTGCTGTTGGCTCGAGAAATACAGGCTTTTGCGATCAAAAATAAGGTGTCCTACACTGGAGACGAGTGTGCGGCGTACGTAGAAAAGCGCGCGCGCTTGGAATACGATTCGTTATCTGCTAGACAGAAGGCACTGTTTGGATCTTCAGATCCTACCCGTCCAGCCGGCGGAGTGAACGAAGCGGCTGCACCGGCAAACGACCGCCGAGCGAATGAACGGTCCAATCCGACTCGCACGGCTCCCCCGGTGACGGCAAAAAAATCAGCTCGCCAAGTACGAGCAGAAGAAGAGGCACGGGATCTCGCGATGCTTCGCAAAGCGCAGCTCGCCGATCGGACGTCTCGACAAAAATAGCCGGCCCTTGCGCGGAGCCACGGGAGCAATCCAATGGCCGCAGGCGACGCAACTCAGACAGCACTTCAAAATATCCTCAAGACTCGGTACGATCAAAAGAAGTTTTACCAGCTCTTCTACGAGAAGGCCGCGCTCCTCGGGCAGATGGAACGCGACGAGAAGTTCGGCGGAAATAATGCCCGAATTTCCCTCCGGTACGGAGCTCCACAGGGTGGAAGCTTCCAGATTAACGTCGCGATCGCAAACGCGACATCGTCTTCTGACGTCGGTTTCTTGCTGACCCGATCCAAGGATTACCAGGTCTCCGGTATATCGGGTGAGGCGATCGCGATCGGAGATGGGGATGAAAATGCCCTATACAACACGTTGCGCGGCGAGATGGAGGGCTCGATGAGGAATCTCAATCGCAGCCTGCAAATCCACGTCTGGCGCAACGGCGGTGGGCAAAGAGCGCAAGGCAATTCGTCCTATTCAGTGTCTGGCGCAACGGCCACGCTTCTGCAGGCGGCCGATATCGTTGGATTCGAAGTCGGCATGCGTGTCGATCTCGCAGCCGACGACGGCTACAATAACGGCGGCGCACTGGCCGGCGTACGAGCGGGAGGTCCGCTCACTGTACAGGCGCTCGATAGGATTGCAGGCACGATCACGTTCACGCAGAACGTGAACACGCTGACGGGCGCAACGAACGCGGATTATCTCTTCCGGAATGGAGATTATTCGCTGGGGCCTGCTGGTGTGCAGCGTTGGGTTCCTCCGATAGCGCCTGTCGCTGGCGACAACCACTTCGGGGTTGATCGTTCAGTCGACGTGGTCCGTCTTGCCGGGCTCCGATATTCAGGAATCGGCGGCAACAAAGAGGAAACTCTTATTGACGCCGCTGAACTGGCCGGGCGCGAAGGCGCGGACGACCTGTCAGCGTTCGTCAACAATTTGGACCGTGCCGACATCGTCAAATCGCTTGGAACGAAGTCCGTATACGAGCCCGTACAGACGAGCGATGGAAACATCGGATTCAGGGCTCTCACAATCGAGGGGCCCACCGGTACGATCAAGGTGTTCTCCGACGTGAATATGCCTCGAGGCAGATTCGCTCTGCTCGATATGGACACCTGGATTTTCAAGTCCGCTGGTGGATGCCCGCGCGTGCTCGACGAGGATGGGCAGAAAATGCTCCGCGAGGCGAACAACGACGGGTATCAGTGGCGAATGGGAGGCTACTTCCAGTACGGTTGCGAGGCCCCAGGCTACAATCTGATTGGGACGTGGTGATCAATCATGTCCAACAGAAGGTTTGACAGCTCGTGGGTGATAGGCGCGCGACTCATCGAAATAATGGGCTCGTTCGGGACTAATGGATCGAACGCTCCGGTCGCAGCGAACGTAAAGGGCATGGGATTCGGGTATGCGCCGATCGCTGGAGTCATGACTCTACAGGCGACCGCTCGCCCTGGGATCTCTGGCACGCCAGGAATTACGCATACGGCGACAGGTACGTATCTTGTCACGTTTGACGATTCATATCTGGATCTCATCTATGCGGGTGCGGATCTCATGGTCGCCAGCGCTTCGGCCAACTGGGCGCAGCCGGGACCATTCTCTGTGGGCGTCTCACAGGTAGCCTCAACCGCTACGTTTTTCGTAATCAATTCTTCGGGGTCTGGACAGGATCTCGCAGCCGCGACCTACTCGAGACTCGAGTTTGAATGCGTCTTTCGCGATTCCAGCGTCCAGTTTGGACGGCCATGAAAAAGCCGCCGCTCGATTTGATGATCGGAATTTCGCCACATCATTCGGGGAAGGGCATGCCTCCTCACAGCGAGGACGAGGATGAACCCGAGGGAATGGGACCGGACGAAGAAATCATGCAGGCGTGTGACGAGTTCTTCGACGCGGCCGGGCTGAAAATACCAGACGATAAGCGCGAGGCAGCGTGCGAAGCGCTGCACGCGCTAATCGACATGGCCATCGAAAAGCACGGAGGGGCGCCGGATTCGTCTGGCGAACTTCCGCCTGACGACGGCGAAGAGGAGAAATAATCGTGGCTCGGCTCGTGACATTGAGCACTTTGCAGTCGCGTGTGCAGCAGCGCACGAATATGCAAACAGCCTCCAATGCGGTGCTGTACACGACAGCCGAGCTCACGGACATGATCAACGAGGGAATCGCGGATTATTGGACAATTCTCGATTCGATCCAAAATCAGGATTACTACCGCGAGAGCGTTACGTTTTCTACCGCGGGGAACGTAGCATTATATGCAATTGGTTTAGGCAACGCAATTCCTGTTGCGGATTTCATGAAGGTCATATCAATCGATGTGGCCTACGGCCAAAACATTATTCTCTCCGCGCGGCCGTACATGGAGTCCGAACGGAATCGATACAAATGGTTCCCCGGATGGGTATACAACCAGCCCATTTTCTACCGGCGCACGGGTAAGAGCTCGGTGTCAGGATCGTCCGATTCGATCAGCTTTATTCCTACGCCTAGTGGAGCATATCAGGTGACGCTCAATTACGTGCCAACGCCGACATATCTCGTCAACGCGGGCGACACGTTCGACGGCGTTTGCGGGTTCGAAGAGATCGTCGTGCTCTCAGCAGCGATCAAATTGCTGCATAAACAGGGCAAATTCACCGATGCTGCTGCGCTCCAATCTGAGCGAGAGCGGTTGCGCGACGACGCGCGCAGTTTTCTCGGGGCCGGCGATCAAGGCGCTCCCGAACGTGTTCAAGATGTGTCTGTGTCGTACGACATATTTGGCAGACCAAGCTATTAAGGAAGAACTCAAATGGCACTTACAACGACGAATGCACAAATCAGTTTTCAGGACGGCGCCGGAGCCGTCACCAACGTGTCGAATGGAGCCGTGGTCCAAGTTACTCCGGGCGCACCTGTCACGTTTGCGCTTCAGAACACCTCCGGGGTTATCACCTGGGAGCTCTATTTTATCGGGCTAAATGCGCCTGGAATCATGATTCAGCACTCGTGGAAGGCGGGTCAGGCGAACGCGATTACCGTTCAGATGCCGGCATATCTCGCCACTCAGCAACCGGGCGGAGCTGGCGTCCAGATTATATCGGTCGTCGGAGACGGAGTGCAGTCGATAGCGCAATCGATCAACTGGCTCCAAACGCTCGGAGGAGTCGCCGCAACGGTGGTCCACCAGGCAGATGTGGCGACGATCGCCGCGCTTGCAGCGTACACGAACGTCAATGGCATTATTACGGCAACTGGAAACGGAATCATGGCGCAAATTGACGGCGTGACCGTTGTTCCGGGATCTCGCGTGCTCCTCACTCTGGGTGCTGCGGCAGCCGACAACGGGATTTATCAGGTCACGAGTGTAGGCACGGCGGGCAGTCCCTACGTGCTCACTCTGGCTCCAGACTGGGCATATTCGTCAGTTCAGCTGCAAGGGACAGTTGTGGAAGTCAATAAAGGGGCGGTGTTCGGCAATAGCACTTGGAAAGCAACGGCCGCGGGACCGATTACGGTCGGGTCGTCGGCGCCGGTCTTCTATCCGCGGGTGCATAAATTCCAGGTCACGCTGTCAGGCGGAGCGGGCTCCAACGCCGCATCGTGGGTGTTCGCGGCCACTGGCCCGAACGGATCCAAATGCCTGACCACTGACACCACCTCGGCCGCTGCGGTCAAGGCGACTGCGACTGCGGGCGCTGGCAACGGTACCGTTTCGTTGGTCGGAACCGGTACAGACGTGATCGACGTCGCTGTAATCAACTGGTAACGCAATGGCTTCGGACAGCAATCGACAAAGCGCAGTCTGGGTTGCGCCCGTGCCTCCAAACACGTCGTGGAGTGCACGGGCGCCGGCTCGTCTGCTGAATCTGTCCACCCAGTTTTCTGAGAGCGATGTCGCCGATACGGCAACGTTGCTCAAAATCCTGAAGACGTTTGCCCAGGCGATACAGACTATCTCGAACGTGGTTGGCAGCTGTCCGATTCTGTCTGGAGTTCTGCTGCAAAACGTAAACATAACAGTAGGATCACAATACGTACCGCACAGACTGGGCCGAGCGTGGACCGGCATGATCCCAATCCCATCGCACGGCGTCTCCTGGAATGGAGACATACAGCCACTTAATGTCAATCCACTGTTCCC